CTGCTAACCCCTTGCCCTTGCTTTAGGCTTTCGCCGTAGCAACTTATCACCGCCACTGCCGCTCTAGCACGCTAGAATGGCAGTCCGTGTACAACTGAGTAGAGAATGACTCATGGCCAACATCAAATGTTGGCCCAAGGTCATAGACGTGTTCAGTGCGAGGACCATACGGACAATCAGTGCCCTTTTCGGAAAAATACCGAAGGAGCATCGACCAACCGTCGATCCTTTCATTCTGCACAGGAGACCTAACGTCCCAAACGTTGAATTCACGCTTTTGCAAGCGACGATTCCAACGCCGGCGTTTCGGTTTCTCGTCTTCTGGTACATAACGTAAAGCTGGGACATTTAAATTCATGTCTTCGCTCGGTATTGGGCCATAAATGGCTTGCAATGCCCCTTTGATATAATCGTAGGTATGTTTGTACCCCCTACACCAAAAGGAATTCGCGTATGCGATCCAGCTGGTATAGACCTCAGGGCTAGGTAGTGATGACCAGACGGTACGTAAACGTACCGGAGTGACGTCGACGCCTTTGAAGGCGTCCATGCCACAGGACTCTCTAAAGAATCCACTGGTGCAACTCTTGTCGTGGTTGATTTTCAACCCAAACGACTCGAGCTGTTCGATCGCGTCATCAGCATATGCTGTTGGAACGATCACATCATCACCGTACACTAAGAGACGCTCTCGCGTCTCCGCGTTAGGAGCGGCCGCCGATAGGAGGGCCCAAATCGTAAGCGCCAATATAGGGAAGCATAAACTGCTTCCCATTGGAGCGAACTTTTCAAGCCTGATTATCCTACCGTCCGGCAACTCCGTTGATGAGCTCCTACATGCTTCCAAGTACGTATAAACGTGACTTGGAAACAGCAGGCGAACTAATCCAAGGCTTACTCTATCCGAGGCCTCATTGAGGTCAAGGGTCGAGTACCTCCCATCGCGTGACGCTAGAAGCGCCACGTTTCTGTTAGGACCCTGGTCGGTGAAGTTAACAACCATCGTTGTCGACGGATGCCGCTCCACGAGCTCCACAATAGCCCTGCCTAATCCTTGCTGAACCCATTGATAATCAACAGGTTCGCAAGAAATCAGACGGGGCCCGCGCGAATCCTTCGGTACGAGTATTACTCGGGCCGGAAGATCCGCTTCACCTATGCCTCCAAAGGCATTGTAATGGTCACAGATGTGACCCAATGACGCCATAAAATAGGCGTCTAGCGGGTATACACCCGTGATCTTCGCCGCTACATTAGTCCATAAGTACTTGCCAGAAAGACGTTGCTTGGTAGCAACGGCTCCTGGTCCGTGCTGTGGATGGATGCTAAGCGGGTCAAAAAAGGCAAATAATCCCGATAAAAGGATTCTTGCCTCGCGTACTACTTCTGCCTGAGTAGGCTGGTTTTTATCCAGTCTACGACGACAGGAGCAGTTATCAGCAAGAGACGTTTCCAAAACTTGGAACATCTCAAGCATCTGTGTAAGCTCTGTCTCCGTTCTTTCGAACTTTGACAGAACTTGCTCTTCTTGCTCATCAGTATACGGTAGCTCATATTTGTAAAACAAATACAAGATCTGCCGCAATACCTTAACGCTAGTAACACACGGTTGCTCAAGGATTGCACCGTTTGGTCCAAAGATACGTCTGAAGAACTCACCGAGAAAACTCGGCAGCTCAGATCCTTCTACTGGCTCAAAGCTATGACGGTTCACACCGTCTTTGCCTACAAGCCCATAGTCGAATCGGTTCAACGTACCCTTGACGAGGGCCTTATCCAAGGCCTTCCCCAAACGTGGCAGGGTTTTCGTTAGAAAACCCATTCCTTCAGCAGACAGCCTGTCTTTCACCTTTTTCAAGGTGTTTTTCAGACTGACAGTGTTGAACACTACACCATGCGCGTCCATGACGTCATGAAGTAATGCAGCGATGATAGTATAACTAACATCTAGGCTCTTAACGGGTGCCATAAGGTGACCCTCCTAGAGCATGCATACACTCATGATTCCATTCGTGAACGAACTCAACCTCGACCGATAATAAACTTATGAATAAGTCTATCAACAACTCGTACCTCCCCAGCATTCCAAACGGCGACGTCCCTCTTACGAGGTCCGCAATCGTTTGTACTGCTCTAGGGAGTGACGGGCATTCTACCTATCAACCCGAACTGCCAGGTATTTTCCAGATGGGGACGCCTATCGCGACGAATGTCGTACTTTGTTTTCACAAAGGACGTTACATTACGAAGCGGGAGACGCCTTCCACCCAGTTAAATCTGGGAGTTAACGGTATTGACTAGTAGAATATCGAAGTCAAGACCTATCAAAGGAGGTCCGGCATCCCTGCCGGACCTCCCAAGTAGGTAAACCTCACTGCTTAGGAGGACGTTTTATAACGCTCCGTTCAGCAGCGAAACAGCTCCGTTACCGGTGCCGTCGTAGAGAATAGTCGTCGAAGCCCCAAGTGAGGCTAAAAACGACATCAACTCTGCGAGGGCATTGGCAGCCTCAGCGTTACTGGTCGATGCACCTATTGGGTGGTCGAGCACAGCATAAGCTGAGACCGTGATTGGCGTGACAGAGTCGACGCCCGAAATGACAGTTTTGTCAAATCGGACGACTGATCTGCGCCGCTTCTTCATACCCGTGCCCGACTCAAGATGTGAAATCGTGAGCCGATGCGGGGCGGAAGGTGTTTCAGCAACTTGCTGAAACACCGTCTGACGGTCGCTGGTTGACAGGCGGCTGAATTCAACTTCAGTTCCTGCCGAGTTTTTGATTTCGTTCGTGTTAAGTGTATTACTTAGCATGCATTGTTTATGACTGCATCTCCCATCGCGCGCACACCCTTACGGGTGGACGCTCCAACAGTACAGATATTACAGTCAATGTAATCATGACCGTCTCTTGTATAGACACGGACATCGTTAGAAATAAGCAGGGCATCTTTCAACGCCTTGTCATGTTTCTGGAAATAGCCGTTCGACAGACTATAGTGTTTATGTTTAAACACCGTAATCCATCTACGACAACGTTCCCCACATTCGTGCAAATCGGAATCAGCCACTTCGGCTGACCCTAATGCAAGAAGTAGAGCGCAGAACATTCTGCCATCATTTGTGATAGCAGATATTTTGGTTTTCATTAATTGTTTTTTCATATACTGTTGGTTTTGCTTTGGGAGTTGGGGAGTTATCTCCCCCTGTGGTGACGACGCCTACGTTGGCTTAATACCAGCGCGGCGCCGAGTGTGAACTCTTTAAGGCTCACACCGCTCGTTGTAAACGAGCTAACTGCAGGAAACCCAACCCATCGGCGATAAGCCGTTTGTACTGATCTCGGCAGCTGGGTACTAGAGAGGAATAATCCGCTATGATCAAAGTTGACACCTTTAGTGACAACACTAGATCTTTCGCGTTTTACACTCCATAGGAACTCCTGTATGTTTATCATCGGTTCCATGTTCGCCATTTTAAATTGATCAAGCCATCGGCTTACGCCGAAGACCCAATCAACGACAAATGACCAGGGTATTGCATTCCAGATTATCGCAGGGTTAAGGTTAACCCCGAGAGCGTCTAAGAGTGCAAGTAGTCGAGCGTGCTCGACCTGGTACGAAGCATAATTATAATTATACTTCATCTGAGCATGGAATTCACTCGGTTCATAAGTCACAGTTCTCTCGGCGTTAATGGTCTGACTGGAATTAAGGGGGTCAGGGACCCCCCACCAACCAGATACACTAACGTCGTTTGAGTTCTGAAACTCAGTCCAGATATAGCGAAAATGCCTATTCTGGGCACGAGCCGACCGGGTTATGAGAGCGTTTATACGCTTCTCAGCCTGGGACAACGCAAGATAAATCCCACGTATGTCTGATATCAGAGGCCTAAGGTTAAAGGACCATTCCAAATAACCTCCAGGCACACTCCGGAGCCACTGCAATAACGTGAAAGGCTTGATAGCCTTCCACCTACCCACAGTTAGCAATCTTCTATAAGACGCTGACCGCAGGAAGGCAGTGGCGCTTGACACAGAACGCTTAAGGTCTTTCAATTCCAACAGGGAATTGATAAGGCTCAGCTCTCCCTTAACAGACGGCATCATGGTCTTAATGGCCATGACGAGCATCTCGTTAAGGTTCTCGGGGGCAGGTATAAACCCGCCATCCGTTCTGTGAACAATAAACTCTGGCAACCCTTCAGTGGGTGATCCAGGGTCCCCGTACGGCAGCACAGCAGATGACGTCTCCGTTAACTGTTCGTAGCCAATATATGGGTCATGCGAAATCCCGCGCCAGAAGATAGGGTTCCCCCAACGGGAACCATACCATTCGAACACGAGATGCATATCCATAGATGCAGGGGGTTGAACAATTGAGCTTTTATAATGCTCAAAGTTCTTCCATGCATGGCGACTTCCAGTACTGTTGGGAGTATATAGCTCAAACATCTCAGTTACCTGAGGTATAGGAACCATATACCATCCAGCAGTTGAACCATTGGGTGGATCGACTCGATAGAAATCGACTCGTTCTCCAGTGGCCGGACGTACTCTAGTGCGCTGTTTTGTTTGCATACAAGTGGATTGTCGAACATGTAGTTCAACATTGAGGTTTAGACCCGACAGGGGTCT